GCAGGGTCCGGCAGGTCCGATGGGACCGCCCGGACTCAAGGGCGATCAAGGCGAGAAGGGCGAGCAGGGCGAACCCGGCGAGCGCGGTCCCGCAGGTCCGCGCGGGGCGCGCGGTCCCGGAGGCGGCGCACCTGTGCTTGTGAACCCCGAGTTCGAAACGCTCGGCGTGCGCGGCGCTGCGCGGTTCAACGACGGCGTGACGATCGGCGGCTCGGTCACATCGTCGGGCGCGGTCGCCATCACCGACGCGACGGCGGCAACAAGCACGACCACGGGCGCGCTACGCGTCACGGGCGGGATCAGCACGCAGGGCGCGCTCCACACGGGCGCGGATGCGGTGGTGAACGGCGTGCGCGTGGGCGCTGGGCCAGCAGGCACGAACAATACGGTGCTTGGCGTGTCGGCGGGCGCGGCGCTTGCTGCCGGATCATCCGACAATGTGCTGATCGGTCGTTCGGCAGGCGACAATATCACAACGGCAACGGGAAACGTATTCATCGGGCGGGATGTCGGTGCGCAGACCACCGGAGGTAACTCGGTTGCCATTGGCTTCGAGGCAATGGGAAGTGCTGGAACATCATCGTTCAACTCGGTTGCCATTGGAAGGCGCGCACTGTGGCAAGCGACAGCCGGAAACAATGTTGCGGTGGGGTTTGAGGCTGCGTCGGCATCCGCAAACTTCAGTCAGATAACGGCTATCGGAAACGGTGCATTGCAACGCAATCTCGCTAGCGATGTCACTGCGTGCGGTGGAGCCGCACTAGCAATCAACACCCTCGGCACCGCGAACGTCGCCGTAGGTCGCTCGGCGCTCGGCGCTGCGACCACGGCGGCAGCGACGGTCACCATCACGACCGCAGGCAGCGGAGGACCAGCCGGACCCACCACCTACAACGCCGTGCAACTCACCTACGTCAGCGGCGCGACGGCGGTGACCTACCCGACTGCGGATATCACCGTGACTTCGGGCGCGGTGTCTGCGGTCACCATCGTCAGCGGCGGCACGGGCTTCACCGCGACGAGCGGTACGGTGATGACTGCGGCGGCGGCGCTCATCGGCAACACGACGGGCTTCACCTGCACGCTAGCGACGGTCAGCACGGCGGCGAGCAACACGGCGCTGGGGCATCAGGCCGGGTTGAGTTTGACCACGGCGACAAACTGCACATTGATAGGCTCTGGTGCAGGCGATGCGATCACGACTGGTGGCAGTTCCGTATGTGTAGGTTCAAATGCAGGCGGCGCACTGACAACTGGATCGCAAAATAGCCTTGTAGGCCTTGAGGCTGGACGCGATCTAACCACATCAAACTCATCGTCAGTACTTGGTCATCGCGCCTTGCAGGTGGCATCAACAACGGGAAGTAATGTTGCGGCTGTTGGCGCATTTGCTTTGCAAAACGCAACATCATGCGCTCAAGCGACCGCGATTGGAAATCAAGCGCTTGTAAATGCGACTACCGCTACAAACATGGTGGCGGTAGGTCGGAATGCCGGGTCGCTTATCAATAGTGGCGCCAACTGCACAAACGCCACTAATAGCATTTTCATTGGATTCGATGCGAGACCTGCGGGCAATACGGAAGTAAATCAGGTTGTCATCGGGTATGAGGGTCGCGGCGACGGCAGCAACACGACGGTGATCGGGAACACTTCGACCACCTCGACGCGCATCGCAGGCACGGCGACGAGCGTCCTGCGCACATCTGGCGACACGCTGCGCATCGACAATGACCGCACCCCGGCGACCGCAGGAGCGGCAGGCAACGAGGGCGACATCTGCTGGGACGCCAACTACATCTACGTCTGCGTCGCCGCGAACACATGGAAGCGCGTCGCCATCGCCACATGGCCATGACCGGAGAACACATGAGCGACGAACCCACCTACGACCCTGAACTGACCACCGAGCGCCTTCGCGGACTCGACGCATCCGCAGCCTGCATCCGCGAATGCATCGCGCGCAACGACCGCAGCGAGGATCAGCGCGACACCGTGCGGCGCAACTGCGACCACATCGGCATTGCGTGCCAGTACGAGGACGTGCAGGCGAGCGGCGCTGACCTGTCCGACTACTGGGCGGCGCAGCGCGAAGGGCATCGCTGGCTTGTGTGACCCCTGCGCACATCGCGCGGTGCTGCGCGCCGTCAAGGCGCTCGCCAAGTCGCCTGCGGCGCGGTGCATCGACCCCGACGCGGCGATGCCGTGGCTCCCCTTCACGGCGGACGCGCAGGTGATCCGCACGAAGTCGCTAGACGAGCCGCTGCGGGACATCGAGGCGCGGGAACTTGCCAAGTACGTGGCGGCGCTGGAGGAAGTGCTAGGTGAAGCCGTCGAGCCGCTTCAGGAACTGGTACGCGAGTGGCGCGGGACGCCTGCGGCGCTTGCCGAACGCATCCAGCGCGAGGCGCTGTCCATGCGCGGCGACCTAGCGAAGCAGATCCGCGAGATTGCCAAGCCGTACGCGCAGGTCATGGCGTCTGCCGGGGCGCAGGCTGCCACGGACAGCCTCGCGGACCTTCTGACGCCCGAGCAACTGCTAGATGACTCGGAAGCCAACCCGGCGGCTGTACGGGCCGCAGAACGGGCGGCAGACCGCATGTCCGCGTCCGTGTCGGAGACGGCGGCGCAGTACATCGCTGACACGGTCGCCAGCGGCATCGAGGAAGGCGCGACGGTGGACGAGATCGCCGACCGCATCGCGGAAAGCCGTGGCATCAGCCGAAGCCGCGCGGAAATGATTGCACGGACGGAATCGGCCTACGCCTACACCGAGGGGCGGTTGGAGTCGATGAAGGAAAGTGGCGTGGTCACGGGCAAGCGCTGGTTGCTGTCGCCGGACGCCTGCGAGTTCTGCGAGGCTGCGGCGCGGCAGTACGGGGACAAGACGGTGCCGCTAGACACCCCGTTCTACACCATCGGCACGACGCTGACGGGCGTGGCGGGTGGTCGCATGAAACTGACCTACCGTAACGTGGACGGACCACCGCTGCATCCAAACTGTCGGTGCGACGTGATCGCAGTCACTCGGGCAACCCAATGAACAGCAAGAACCTACAGGCAACGATCCGCAAGCAGGCAGGCAAGGCGTCCACGTTCGTGGCGACCATCACCACGGACAGCGTGGACCGCGACGGCGAGGTGGTCGTACCCGGCGGCATGAACAGCCGGGACTACGAGCGCAACCCGGTGCTGCTGTACGAGCATGACGTGAAGCAGCCCATCGGAAAGATGCTGTCCATGAAGCGGATGGAACGCGGCATTGAGGCAGAGTTTGCGCTAGCGCCGCGACCTGACAACCACGTAGGCGAGTGGTTCCCAGATACGGTCGCCAGCCTGCTTGACTTCGGTGCGCTGAACACGATGTCTATCGGGTTCCTTGGCATCGAGTCCCGTCCGGCGTCCAAGGCCGACAACGAGAAATACGGGCAGGGCGTGCGCCGCGTCTACGGCAAGTGGAAGTTGCTAGAGGTGTCGGTGGTCAGCGTGCCTGCGAATCAGGACGCCATCGTGACTGCCGTCCGTAAGGGACTGGTGACACGGGACGCCATCGCCCCATTCGGCATCACCGTGCCGGACGTTCCCGTGCCTGCGCAGGTGCGTGCAACGTACCGTATTGCGGTCGCGGTCCCTGCCATCGGCAAGGCTGACCGGGCGCGCATTGTGCGGGACGAGATCGCACGCGCTCGCGGCAGCATCTACGCCGACTGACGCACAACAGACTCTCTCCTTGGCGCAGCCGTCCGTACCGGGCGGCTTGCGCTTCTTTTGGCGTGCCTAGTGTTAGTGCAGTCGGTTGGTCGAGTCGGTGGGCTTTACGCCCGGACGAATGGCCTGCGCCGCGCATCGTTCTATCCATTCGACACCACACCCATTTAGGGAGTTACAGCAATGAAGAAGGTCACTGTGAGCGAACTGCAAAAGAACTTGCAGGCGCTTGCCAATCAGAAGGGCGCGAACGGCTTCGACAAGGCCAAGGCGCTTTACCTTGAGGATCTGATGATCGTTGACGAGGCCGGAAATCCGGTTGACCCGTCCGCGATTGACTATCAGGTCACCCTCATGCCAGCCGCTGGCGCAGCGGCAGAGACTGACGCGATGGACGAGGACAAGCCGGAGGACGCTTCCAAGAGCGTTGCCGCGCAGGTCCGTACGGTCATCCGCGAGGAGATCGCCAAGAGCGCTCCCCGCGCGAGCAAGGCCGCCGTGCGCGTCGAGTCGCCGAAGATGTTCGGTCGGCTTCGCAACCTCAAGTCCGCTGACGAGGCGTATCGCTTCGGTCGCTGGGCGATGGGCTGCCTCGGTCACCGCAAGTCGGCTGACTGGTGCGCTGACCACGACATTCTCGTGACCAAGGGTCACACCGAGAACGTCAACACCGCAGGCGGCTTCCTTGTGCCTGACGAGTTTGAGAACTCGCTTATTACGCTGCGCGAGTCGTTCGGCGTCTTCCGCGCGAACGCGCGCATCGTGCCGATGTCCTCGGATGTCAAGCGCATGCCGCGTCGCACCGGAACTGTCACCGCAAACTTCGTCGGTGAGGCTTCGGTTGGCACGCAGTCGCAGCAGTCGTTCGATCAGGTCAACCTTGTGGCAAAGAAGTTGATGGTGCTTTCCAAGATCAGCAGCGAACTGAACGAGGACAACGTGGTTGCCCTTGGTGACGATCTCGCTGGCGAAATCTCCTACGCGTTCGCGCTCAAGGAGGACCAGTGCGGTTTCAACGGCGACGGCACCTCGACGTTCGGCGGCATCACCGGACTGCTCAACGCCATCGGCGCAGGCGGTTCGTCTGACGCTGGCGCAGTGACGGCGGCCTCGGGCGTCACCCTGACCAATCTCCGCGAGGTGGTTGGCAAGTTGGCGCAGTGGGCTGACACGGCGAACGCCAAGTGGTACGTGCGTCGGCAGGAGTGGAACAGCATCTTCCTTCGTCTCGCGGAGTCGGCTGGTGGCGTGACTGCCAATGAGATCCGCGACAGCGATGAGGGGCTGCGCTTCTTCGGCTACCCGGTCGTGCTGTCGCAGGCGATCACTGCACCTTCGGGCGCAGGCGCGACGTACTGCTACTTCGGTGACCTGTCGCTGGCCGCCTACTTTGGCGACCGTCGTTCAACGACCGTCGAGTTCTCCAACGCCGCCCTGAACGCATTCGAGCAGGACGAGTTGGTGGTGCGCGGCACTGAACGTTTCGACATCAGCGTTTCTAATGTGGGTGACTCCACGGTCTCGGGCGCGATGGTCAAGGCCACCTTCTGATCCTGAAAGGACACACACACCCATGCTTTACTCACAGAACGTCAAGTTCATCCCGCTTGCCCCGGCTAGCGTGGCGTCCAACGCCACTGCCAGCCTGATCGTGGACACGCGCGGCTTCGCGGAGGCGTCCTTCTGCATCCTTCAGGCTGCAGGAGCCGCCACCACCAAGCCGATCACGCTGACCATCGCGGAGGGCGACACCACGTCGGCCTTCACGACGATCACGGGCTACAACGGCGGCACGGCTGCGACCAACGCGCCGCAGACCGTGGAGGCTCCCACCTCCGCGACGGCTTGCCCGCCCATCATCCTGAACGTGGATTGCCTCGGCAAGAAGCGTTTCCTGCGCCTTCAGATGACTCCCGGCACCACGCAGGTGCTTGGCGCTGTCGCTGTCCTCGGTCGCCCCGCGACCGGGCCGAACAGCATCAACGATGTCATCGCCACGCAGGGTACGGACGGAGCGCACGGCACGGTCACCACGGCCACGGGGCTTGTGGTCAACCCGGACGGCGCTGTCACGGTTGCCTGACCCATCGCGTGCCTTCGGGCGCGCACAGTGCGCACGACGCACACCATGAGCAGGGGCGGCCTTCGGGTCGCCCCTGTTCCATTGGTGCGGTAGGCTTCGCCCATGCTCAAACTCGATCTCGGTTGCGGACCCCATCGCATTCCCGGCTATACGCCCATCGACGCATCGCTAGGCCATGACGTGCGATGCCTGCCGTTCGCGGATGGCACGGTGGACGAGATCCGCGCAAGCCATGTGCTTGAACACATCTCGTTCTCGGAAGCCAACGCGGTGGTGCAGCACTGGGCGCGAATGCTCAAGCCGGGTGCGTGGCTGAAGGTCGCCGTGCCTGACTTCGACAAGATCGTGGAGTGGTACAAGGAGGGACGCGGCGGCGAGATGCCGCTAGAGGCGTACCTGATGGGCGGCCACACCGACCACCACGACTGCCACAAGGCGATCTACCAAGCGCAGAAACTCAAGATGCTGCTTGAGCAGGCAGGGCTTGAGGATGTGTGCCAGTGGGAGGGGGACGCCGATGACTGCAGCCGACACCCCGTGACGCTGAACCTGAAGGCGCGCAAGCCGCATCACTGCGTCCCCGTGCAGTACCCGGACTTCAGCGACATGCATCTGGTGCAGACCTGTCCGCGTCTTGGCTTCAGCGACCACATGTACTGCACGGCGATTGCCACCAAGCAGTTGAGCATCAACCTGACGCGGCACACGGGCGTCTTCTGGACGCAGGGCATTGACCGCGTGCTGTCGGACGCGATGAACCGCCCCGGCATCAAGTGGATCGTGACCACGGACTATGACACCGTCTGGGAGTCGCGCGACCTTATCCAGATGCGCGACATTGCAGAGCGCAACGACTGCGACATCCTCGCGCCGATGCAGGCAGGGCGCGAGCGCACGGCACCGCTGCTGACCATCAAGGACGCCAACGGCAAGTTGCAGCAGGGCATCATGTCCACCGAACTGCAGCGCGACTGCCTGCAGGTGGCTACCGCCCATTTCGGGCTGACCATGATCCGGGTGGACGCGCTGCGCAAGGTGGAACGTCCGTGGTTCAAGGGCGAGCCTGCGCCGGACGGCACATGGGGCGAGGGTCGCACGGACGATGACATTTGGTTCTGGCGGCAGTGGGAGAAGGCCGGACTAAAGGCGTGGATTACGCCCAAGGTGCAGGTGGGACACGCGGAACTGGTGGTGGCTTGGATTGACCGCGACTTGCAGCGGAGGTGGCAGGCAACCAACGAGTACTACAGCATGGGCAAGCCGCACTACGCGCGCTCCTAGCATTCCGTCATGGCAGTCGGCACCTACGCGCTCACCTCCCTGTCCAACCTCAAGTCGTGGCTAGGCATCACCGCATCCACGGATGATGCGGTGCTGGAACGCGCCATTGACCGCGCCACTAGCCGCATTGAGTCGTATCTGGAGCGGAACATCAAGGAACGGTCCTACGCGGAGTGGCGCAGCGGCGCAGGCGTGGACACGATCCGGCTGCACCAGTGGCCCGTGACCACGGTCACGTCCGTATTTAGCGGCAACATCGCTGTGATGGTCATCGGGGCGAAGGGCAACAACCTGCGCGCGAGCATTGCGGTGAATCAGGAAACGCCAACCCCGGCGGTGGTGGCGACGTACACGGACATTGCTGGCGCGACCACGGCTACCAGCATCCCGTTTGCCACCTACCCGACCGTGTCGGATGTCGCCGCGCAGATCGGCGCTACAGGCGCGTACAACGCGACGGTAACCAAGAACCTTCGTGCCGTGCAGATGCGACCGCGCGCAGGCGCTGACTGCGTGCTGGCAAGCATGACGCTGTACGGGGCTGACACGCCGTCCGAGTTCACGTACGACTACGAGCGCGGACGGCTGACCATTGACCGTTCGTGGTTCGCCTACTGGCCGCTGCAGAAGGGCATCATGCCCAACGTAGCCAAGTCGATCCTGATCGAATACACCGCCGGATACGCCACCGTGCCGGATGACATCGAGCAGGCGTGCATCGAGGTGGCG